ACAGTGGATGTTCTTGCCCCTGCCCGTTCGAGGGGCTGAGCAGCCTGGATGACCTCGCTGTCTTCGACAAGACCTCTGCCCAGAGTGAACTTCTGAGCATCTTTCAGTGTCAGGTACCGAACGAGGATTCCTACGGTCGGGAACAGATCCCGCGCATCAAGCGTGAAGTAGCTTCCGCACTCACCAAGATCGGGAACCACCAGTGACCACTCCGATTGGTGACGCGCCAGTCCCCGAAGACTGGCGCGGGTATGATGACGACGAGTTCATGGACTACGACGAAGAGGACGATTGTGACTAGCGAAGACATGCTGGACCGGGCTCTCAAGGCTTACATCAAGGACACCGAGGGTGTTGACGCCACCACTGTGTGGACCGAGAGTGAGTTTGAGCGGGGCTGGGGAGGCTGCCACACCTGCGGTAATGGTGGCTCCGAGGACTCCATGACGTACTCGCTCCGATGGGCTGTCGAAGGCAGGTACGGATACGAGTCGGAGGAGTTCACCGACATGGCCGACCTGATGCGGATCGCCGTTCAGTACTCGACTCCGGAGGTTGACAGTGAAGGCTGAGGTCGGCGACCTGATCGCCTACAGTGCGCAATCCCGATGGTCCCCGATGAAGTTCGGGATCGTGTACGGGTTCAACAAGAACGGCAACCCGATGGTGCACACCGAAAAGGAGCACTATCGGTCCGGATCCTTCGTCAAGAAGATGGGCAAGGCCGAGGCCAGCAGTAACTATCTGGTTCTCAGCGGAGCCAACGGAATGGACGATCGAATCGTGAAGGCCATCCACTGGCACGTCAGCTTCGATAAGTAGGAAAGAGTGGGGCCCGGAAAGCCCCACTCTCAAGGGATCGTAGCTCAATTGGCAGAGCAGGGAGGCATCCCGGTTGCAGGTTCGACTCCTGCCTTTCCCGCGTGAACAATCACAAAGGTGACTGCCTTGGTACGGCGGTCCTCATCGTCCTCATTCTGGCAGGCTTAGTCCTGCTTCTCCTCTCGGTGAAGGGTTGACAATGGCAAAGGTTCTCGACTACGGTTACTGCAAGGTAGCCGACCGTGCACACAACGACAGTGACCTCTACCTGGACCGGAAGATGCTCAGCACGAACTTCTTCTTCCGGTGCCGGTACTGCAACGAGAAGGTCACTCAAACCGTCAGGGAGGTCTGATGTCCAAGTGGGGCAAGTGCGGTTCTGAGGGCCGAGAGCACCAGCTCAGTGACTTCCGGTCCTACGCCATCCATCATGATGGCAAGATCATCGGCCATCAGGAGAAGTGCCGGTGGTGCAGCAAGACTGTTGGCCAACTGATCGAGGAGAACCGTTGACCTTCACTGCGGTAGAAGACGAAGAGCCGGAGGGCTGGGAGGAGTTCTTCCAGTACCGCGAACTGGAGATGAAGGTGTCTTCCCTGGAAGAGAAGATCAAGGACCTGGAGTTCTCCATGGCTGAGATCCTCCGCACCATCGAGTCCAGTCAGTTCATCGGAGTGTCCGACAGCTTCGCTACGTACGTCCCCAGGAACCGGAGGAACCCGTGAGCTTCCACATCCACATCAACGATGAGGCTGGGCTCTGGAACTGTCAGGGCCCGTTTGAGAACATCACCCTGGCGTATGCCGAAGTGAACCGCATCATCGATGCGCGTGGTGCGCGAGCCTGGAAGAAGGTTCGCGGAGAAGACAAGTGGACCAAGAAGAACACCAGTCACTGGATCCAGGTGGTACAGAAGTGATGGTCAAGGCGAACCCTCCCGCGTACTGTGCGTGGTGTGAGGAGAAGCTGGCAACGAAGGAGCAGTATCCGTACTGCTCTCGGTTCTGCAAGAAGCGTCACCAGGAGAGTCAATGAAGTGCCCCGAGTGCAGGATGAAGAACAACACTCACAAGCTGGACTGCTCGAAGCGGTACAAGCAGGAGGAGATTGACGAATGGCTGCTTTCCTGGGCGATTGGCACTGGCTCTGGTTCGTCGTCGGATTCGTCGGCGGACTCTGCATCCGAGCAATGATGGAGGTGGACTGGCGAGTCCTGAGGAATGGGCCAAGAAGATCAGGGATCTGATCGATGAGGCCGAGAACGACCTAGTCTCTACCCACTCTCAGTGGTACTTCGAAAATCGAGGATTCTCCTGCATCCTCCAGAAGTACGAGAACGGCTACGCAACTGACGAGTACGTAGAAGTCTGGTAAACGAAAAGGCGCCCCACCTCCTGAGAGGTGGGGCGCTTCTCTTGCTCTTAGTACTGGTCGGCAACAACCCATTCGGTACCGGTGTTCACGATGGTGGCACCGTGGTAGGCGCTGGCAGCGAGAGCCAGGGTCGCACCACCGTTGATGGTGTCGGAGCCACTGGCAGTCAGGGTGATGGCGAAGGCCGCACCATCCTTGACCACGGTGTACGGTCGACCGGGCTGGACCGAGGCAATCAGCGGCAGAGTGACAGCCGCAGCGCCGGTAGCACCCTTGACGAACAGGACATAGTCGTTGTTGGTCAGAGTGGTTGCACCGGCAACCACTCGAACAGTCTCGGAAGTGTTGTCGTAACCGCTCATTCGGCGGGCTCCTTGGTGTTGTAGTGGTCCGCAACCACATTCTTGATCACGGCCAGGAAGACAGTGCCGATCGGCACTGCGATGGCGGGGAGGAGATCCACATAGAAGGCGATTGCAGGAATGCCAACCTGTAGGGTCGTCCAACCGATTCGGGACCACGCATCCTTGGTCATGCGTATGCCATCCTCACAGTTTCCAGTTTGAGTGCGGTTTCCTGATCCAGGAAACCTGTCTGACGTAGGCCGAAAAGGCCCTGGAAGCCCCTCAGGTGGGCTCTCGTTTCACTGTCCAGGTCTCCGGTCTCCTCCAGTCTCAGGACGCGCTGAGCGTGGCGTACGGCCACGCGATCAGTCTCGTTCACCACGGTCACCACCGGAGCCGTGAACCAGCTCATCGACCTTGGCTTCGGTTCGCTCGACAATTTCGATCACCTTCTCTACGTTGGCCCTCTGAGTTACCAGCCCCTGGAGGACGGCGATCTCGGACTGTAGTCCGGGGATCGTGTCGATGATCCCCTGCTGGAGATCTACCTTCGTCCGCAGAGCATTGATGGCCTCAGCCTGAATAGTGACCGTAGACCTACCGCTGACATAGCCACCGGCAGTACCGGCGATTGCCACAGCGGTGGCGATTAGCGTTGCAGTATCCATCAGTCCTCATCGCTCCCCGCCAGAGAGACAGGCGGTACGCTGTCGGCAACAGTCCTCATGATCACGGTCAGATAGCCACCATAGTTCTCCCCGTTCGGACCCGGAGGGGCCATCATGGTGAACTGGTAGTCGTCAATGATCACCTGGTCCGAGATGTTGTTGACCAGATCCTGGAGGGTGACCGTATCCCCTCGCTGACACATCTGACGGACCGCTGTCAGGCGGTCCAGGGAGAGCGTGTCCCCACTGACATACTGACCGCTCTTGTCCTTCTCCTGGTTGAAGCAGAGAAGATTCCTGGTAATCATCCTCTGCTTGAGGGTGCCGGGAAGCGCCTTGATCTGCCAGGAATCCAGGACACCACCCACAGTGGTGTCCGTTACACCACGCTTCAAGGTGAACCGAAGGGACTCATAGTTCCTCGGTCCCGAAGGAGTCGGAGTGGCAATGTCATTCGTCCCGGGATCAAGAGTCGGACCGTAGGTGATGTAGTTGGTGACGCCTCCCGTGTCGTCCAGGACAGCAACCGAGACTTCACCGAGGAGCGGGGTGGGAGTCTTGATGGAGAAGTACTTGAAGAGCTTCGGTTCAATCGTGTTGAACCGGCAGCGCCCCGTGTCCAGGTAACCGCTGGCCATCTTCCGGTTGAGATGTTCGATCCAGAGATGACCTGCCTGCCCCACTCCGCTACCGGGCGTGCTGCCGTACAGCAGCCGCCCATCCTTGGTGACAGCCATCCCTGTGATGTAGTTCTCGGTGTTCGGATTGAACACCCACGTGGAGTAGGCATTCGTCTCGGAGTTCGTGTTGTTGTCCGAGACGATGGTGGACAGATCCACCGCCATGATTCCGGCTGCACCGTCGTGCTGACTCTGGAGAGTCTGCGTACTGACGTACGCCCGTGTCCCGTAGAACACGATCTTCCCGAAGCCACTGGTCGAGATGCCGATTCCGGGACGAACACCGGTGGTCGGCGGGCTGGTCAGTGGAACGGTGACAACCGGCGGGCCATAGACAATCCCGCTTCCGGTGAAGCTGCCCACCCGGATCCCGGTCATGGTGCTGATCACCAGATAGGTCGCCACGTAGGCAGCGATACAGTTGATCCGCTCGCCGTCAGGAAGGACGGCGACCTGGGAGAGGCCGTTTACGAGGCCGCTGCTGTCGAACGTCGTCTTGTAGATGTATCCGGAAGTGTCGTCATTGGCAGCCACATAGATGGCATCCGGACCATCAGTGATCGAGATGATCGTCTGGTTGCCGGGGACTGATGCGACAGGCGAAGCAGGCCACGCGGTTCCAGCCGCTGCGGTCGGGCTCAGCGCATACAGCGCTGCCCCGACATTGATGTAGAGCTGGTTCCGGGACAGCGTCATGCAGTTCACGGGAAGGCCGAACAGGGAAGTGTACCGGTTGTAGATCTTCGTTGCCGTCATGGCAGTGTCGATCTTGTACAGTCCGCCATTGGTGCTGTCGTCACTGTAGGCCAGGAGATAGTTCGCCGAAGCGAAGCCCGGAGCAAGGCCAGGAGCCGTGTAGTTCTCCAGGTACGACGTCATGACGGGGGTGGGAATGGTCGTGGTTCCCAAAATGCTGATGTCGGCAGCACCGACATTCGCCCTGGTGATCTTGCCGTTCTTCTCGGCGACCCACACCTGACCACTCGTGTTGATCGTCCCATCATCCCATGTTGCCATGCCGACGCCACCGGAACTCTGAGGCGATACGAACACTGCCGACTCATTCGTCTCCCGGAGGAGCTGGATCACATCCGGATCGGTGAACGGGTCAATGCCGATCGACTTTGCGTATCGGATGTTCAGACTGGTGCCCTGAGTGTCAGGATCCTGGTAGATGATCCCTGCCCCGCCCACAAAGCTGGACTGCGAACGGAGCCACCACTGGTTGAGGGAGTACTCGCCAGGATCCTTGTAGTTGTCGAACTGCTGCTTGCGCTGCTGGACGGGCTTCTCGGTATCCGGGCGAGTGTCCGACGTGGCCGAGAAGAAGGGGACGCCTCCGATGGCGTAGTCATACTGATCATCGGACGGGACATATAGGCCGCTCGAAGCGAGCGAGCGGCCTGACACCTTGTAGACGATCCTCTGGATCAGACTCTGGTAACCCATGAGAATCCTTTACCCGATCATAGGAGTGACAGTGATGTTCTTGGAGTAGACGGTGTAGTTTCCACCGGCGGAGTCAGTCTGGTGGAACCACTCGGCGGTGATCGTCTCACCCGGAGATCCGGAGATGACGAACGACTGGAACTCGGTACCCTGGATGTAGGTCGAGGTTCCCAGGATGCTGACGACACCAGCACCAGCGGCGCTGATGACGCCGCTGGTCGAACCGGATACCCGAATGGAACCATAGGTGAAGTGGTTCGCATTGGCCTCGGTCCGGATGACACCTTCGATCTTCACCTTGCCAGACGGCGGGCAGACACAGGTGACCTGGAGGGTCGGAGTCGCCGCCGCGTAGGACGTGTTGCTGAGAAGACCTGAACTGGTGGTGCTGACGCCGAACCCAGTGGTCATGGAAGTGCTGGAGAGCCGCCCTGCCGCGTTCACCTGGAACTCGTTGGAGGGTCCGCACTGGAGGCCCACGTTACTGGAGATCTCACCGGTCGCCCGGACTCGCGCCAGCGTGGACGGAGTGCTGTTCTGCCAGATCTGGAGAGGGTTGGTCTGGCTGGCCAGACCTCTCACCTGGAGCGGGGTGACGCCCACCGCAGTGGGCAGCATGGTCACATCGTTGTACGTGGCACCGCCGGTCACCGTTCCTGTGATGCTCGGGTTGGACAGGTTCGGTGCGCTGTACGTGGCCGTACCGGTAACAGTTCCGAGCATAACCGGACTGTTCAGGGTGAGTGGAGTGGTGATGTTCGGATTGCTGATGACCGGGGCCGTCAGCGTCTTGTTCGTGAGAGTCTGGGTGTCCGTGGTGCCTACCACATTGCCGACCACACCGTGAACTCCAGCAGTCGAGCCCTCATGGGCTCGACTGTCATTACCGTCCATAGCCGTCCAGGTGTGTCGGACAGCCGCACCGGCATTGTGACTGGTTGCCGACGTGCCGTCGTAGGCGCGGGTGACGGTGAGGTTCGTCCCCGCCACGGAAGTGACGAGAGCGACCTCTTCGGACGGAGTGTTGTAGTCCAGGGCAATGATGAACGGGGTGTTCGGGGGGAAACCCACCGTCTGCTGAACCTGGACAATGGTGGTGGTCGGCGTGATCGAAGCAGTAAGGACTGTCGGCTGAGCCGTCGCACTGTAGAACCTGGACTGAGCCATCGATAATCCTTACGTGAGGAACGTCTGGTAGGAGGGGAAGAGCTGGTGAAGGCGGTCCACTTCCTCATTCATGCGCTTCTGATACATGCTCCAGAAGTACTGAGAGGCATTGGATGCCGCACCGGTCGGCACCAGCGGCGCTCGCTCGGTTGCCTCGACTGCCTTCTGCTGGAGTCGGGCGGACTCAACGCCCGACAGGAGCCGTGCCACCGCACCGAACTGGATCATGTCCACGGTGCGTTCCGGGTAGCCGACTACAGCCAGGTAGTCGTCAGAGTCGTTCACCAGGACGCCGGGCTTGGTCGTGTACACGACATGGATGTCAC